ACTGCCTGCAGGTGCTGATCGAGGAATTCGAGCAGTGCATGACTGATGGGCTGGCACTGCCGAACACCCACTCTGTCGAGCTGGACATTGATTCTCTCTGGCGCATGGACTCGGAGAGCAAGTTCCGCATGCTGAGTGAGGCAATCAAGGGCGTAATGGCCCCGAACGAGGCCCGCCGCCGTGTGAACCTCAAGCCCGTTGACGGCGGCGATTCGGTTTACATGCAGCAACAAAATTTCAGTTTAGAAGCGTTGGCCCGGCGCGATGCGCAGCCCAACCCGTTCAGCCCGGCGCAGCCTGCACCGCAGGCGCCAGCGCCTGACCCTGAGCCGGTTGAGCCAGAGCCAGCGCTGGACGACGAAACCCGGCGCGCGATGGCTGAGCTGTTTACATTAAAAGCGCTGCAATCCGCACGAGAGGCCATGACGAATGATTGACCCCGTAGAGTTTGGAAAACAGATGGGCGCCCTTGTGCGCGAAGCTGTGGCGCCGCTGCAGGCGCGCATTGACGAGCTGGAAAATTCAATACCGGCCCCGGTGTCGGCCAGCGACGTTGTCGCGCTCATTGATACCGACGCGATTGCAAAATCTGTTGCGGATAGTATTGAGGTGGAGGTGGGTCAGCCCGAGCCGCCTCCCACGGCGGAGCAGGTCGCCGCCACGTTTGAGCGGCGCTTCTCTGACCTGGTCCTGAGCTGGGAGCGTCAGGCCCGCGACACATTTGAGCGCGCCGCCGACCGCATGCCGGCACCGCAGGATGGGCGCGACGCGCTACCGTTGGAGTCATTTGATTTGTCCCTGGCTGAGGATGGCCGAACGGTTACTGTAAAAATGCAGGCTGGTGAAACCGTGCTGGAAAAGTCGCTAAAAATCGCCAGCGTAATTGATCGAGGCGTTTACAAATCTAAAACCCCATACGAGCGCGGTGATGCCGTAACCCATGGCGGCAGCTTGTGGATAGCACAAACCGACGCGCCAGAGGGTGCGCCGGGCTTGGGTGGCAAGGGCTGGCGGCTGGCCGTTAAGAAGGGCCGCGACGGTAAAGACCTGCGCGACAACGCCTCAACGATTGACCCGAAAAAACCGGTAGAAATTTAATGGACCTGATTACGCTTGAAGAGGCCAAGGCTCACCTGCTGATTGACTACGACGATGACGATGTAGAGATCAGCAACAAGCTGCAGGAGGCCACCAGCGCCGTGCTCACGTATCTAAACGGCGCGCCCATTGGGCAGCCTGAGCGAGACGAGCAGGGCGCTGTGGTGCGTGACGAAGATGGCGAAATAGTTTACTTGCGCGACGGTGACGATTTGGTGGTGCGCTACGAAATCAAAGCCGCGGTAAAGCTCATGTTAGGCGAGTTGTACAAACACCGGGAGGCCGAACAAAGCGGCGAGGTGCCCAACCAGTACGGCTACGGTTACCTGCCTCGCCCCGTTCTCGGCCTGCTGTTTCCGCTGCGTCGGGTGCCGTTAGCGTAATGGCGCTTTCAGCGGGCAGACTCCGCCACCGGGTGCGGATTGAGCGGCCAGAGTATACGCAAAATCCCAGTACCGGCGAGATGGTAAAAACTTGGGTACTGGTGCCGGGCTGCGAATCTGTACCCGCGGCTATTGAGCCGCTATCCGTGCGCGAGTTTATGGCTGCGCAGCAAATGCAGTCCGAGGTGTCGGCGCGCATTGTTATTCGTCGCCGCCCTGGCATAGATGCCACCATGCGCCTGGTCCACCGGGGTCAAATTTACAACATTCACGGCGTGCTGCCGGACCCTGAAAGCGGGTTGGAGTATTTTACTCTGCCGTGCAGCCAGGGTGTAAATGAGGGTTAGCAATGCCAGCACAATTTGATTTAAAAATAACTGGGCTCGACAAGGCGCTTGATCGCATTGCTAAAGCGCCGGACGAAATCAAGCTCAAGGGTCTGCGGTTCGCCATGCGCAAAGCCGCCAACCTGGTGCGCGATGCGGCAAAACAGGGTGCCCAGGCGATTGACGATCCGGCCACCAGCCAAAGCATTTTTGACAACCTTGTGGTGCGATTTTCTAGTCGGCGCTTTCGGCGCACGGGTGATGTGATGTTCCGGGTGGGTGTGCGGTACGGTGCGAAGCTGGATAAAGCCAGCCCTGGCAAGGAGGCCCGGTCGCCTACGCCGCACTGGCGGCTGATAGAATTTGGCACCTCCACCGCTCGGGCACAGCCGTTTATGGCGCCCGCTTTGCGCAACAACGTGGGTAGTGCAACCAATGAGGCGGGCAAACATTTGAGCCGCTGGCTAGACCGCAACTACGGGGCCGACCGATGATCTACCCGTCTGTGTTTGAAGTGTGCGCTGCGTACCCACCGCTAACCGCATTGATCGGAACCGACCCCGTGCGCCTGCACATGTTCGGCGAGGCTGAGCGGCTGGTTACTCCGCCACAGCGGCCCTATGTTGTGTGGCAGCAGGTGGGCGGCGTCCCAGAAAACTACGTAGGTGACAGGCCCGATAGTGATGAGTGGTCAATCCAGTTTGACGTATACGCCGAAACCGTAAGCGGCGCGCGGCTGGTTGCCGCCGCTGTGCGCGATGCGATAGAGGGCGTCGCGTATGTCGAAACGTGGGTGGGCGACAGCATCGACCCGCCTACACAGTTAAAGCGGTTTACGTTTATAACATCGTGGCAAACCAGTCGGTTGGGGTGAGGGTTAGCAGTGGCAATTAAAACTCAGGGCACACAGCTTTATTTTGTGTACCCCGGCACGCTGGACGTTATCACCGTAGGCTGTGTTACCAGCATTGAAAACGTGGGCGCGCCCGTGCAGCCGCGTGATATTACTCCGGTAGAGTCTGAGCAAGAGGCATTCGAGCCCGGAATGTTCTCGCCCGGGCAAATTGATATGACGGTGCTTTTTGATCCGGCGACCTCGGGCCATGTTGATGTGTACACGCTGTACAAAGCGCGGGAGCTTGTGAATTTTGCCATCGGCCTGGGCGACGGCACTGCACCCCCGCAGATTGATGGTGAGGGCGAGTTTGTGGCTGTGGCGGGCCGTAGCTTTTTAACGTTTCGCGGATGGATAATGGATGTTCCGTTCTCGTTCCCTCTGAATGAAAACGTGCCGGCCACGGTATCCATTATGCGCGTGCCGGGGTTAACGCCTGGCGTGTTCAGGGCGGCGGCGTAGGGGTTATTGGTGGCTATAAAAACTAAGGGCACGCAACTGTATTTTGTGCGTCCCGGCACGCTTGATGTTGTGAATGTTGGGTGCATTACCGCTATTGAAAACGTGGGCGCGCCCATACAGCCGCGCGATGTTACGCCGGTCGAATCCGAGTGGGAAAGCTCCGAGCCGGGAATATTCTCGCTGGGGCAAATTGATTTGGAGATTCGCTTTGATCCGTCAACGTCCGGTCATATCGACGTTCTGGATATGTACGAGGGTCGACAAACCGCAAACTTTGCCATCGGCCTGGGTGATGGCGCATCGCCCCCGCAGATTGACGATGACGGCGAGTTTGTTGGTGTTGGTGGGCGCAGTTTTTTAGCGTTCCGCGGCTGGATTATGGATGTTCCGTTTTCGTTCCCTCTTAATGAAAATTTGCCTGCGGCTGTATCCATCATGCAGGTGCCCAGCTTGGTGCCTGGGGTGTTGGGGGTTGGGTTATTGCCTGCGGAGGCGGGAATTCCTTGCGCGTCTGATTCTGAGTATGACGGCGGTGAGGCGTTTCCGTCTGAAGTCAGCGTTGTGTTGGGCAGTGGGGTGGGATGGGTCGCCATCGAATATTTGCCTGCATCTCGACCTGACAAATTTGAGGTGTGGTTGGGTGGTCAGCTGGTTTTTGATTCGGGATACGTGGGCGATGTGACGTGGCAGAATGATTTGAATGCTGCGCTGGCGAACAGGGGGCTGCCGCCTGAGGTTATCCGGCAGCGTGTCGGCACTGGGTCGACGAGTGATTGGCCAGACCCATTTGAGGTTGAGCGTGGATATTTTTATAAAGGTACGGCCGATTCCGTAGCTACTGTCAGGGTTTATGCTCCGCTGCCCGGTACGGCGTGGGTGTTTAGATTGGGCTGCCCGGACCCGCACGAGTATGCGGTTATCACAGAGTCTGGTGCGTGGACCCCGCCAGAGGGCGTTACGAGGGGTGATGTTCTGGTTGTGGGCGCCGGTGGTGGTGGTGGTGCGCGTCAGGGCGGCGGCGGCGGCGGCGGGCGCGTCATTTTTGAGCAGGGCGTTACGTTTGAGCCAGGCGAGCCAATTCCCGTAACTGTGGGGGCTGGTGGGATAGGTGTTGTGGACAGTCGCGGCGAAAAGGGCGGCGATACAACATTTGAGGATA